AATGACCAGGATTTCTCAGTTCAAAGTAACCGAGAAGAAAGCAGAACCGATAGAAAAAAGCGTTGAGGAGCATAAACTTGACGATAAATTCGATTATAGCAAGCTAAAGGAGATTAAAACCCCAGAAGAAGCTAAGAGATGGGCTGAGGATGCGTATAAATCGTTTCAAAAAGGTTACAACGAGAAATACCAGTCCATTGCAGAGATGAGGAAAGATTTAGAGAGAAAAATGACTGAACAAACTAACTGGACGCCAGAGAGGATTCAGTCTTTATTAAACGACCAGAATTTTGTAACAGCGGCTCAGAGTGTGATGGCTTCCCAGAACCCACCGAATAGTGGTAAGTCTGACGAAGATTGGTCGGCACTAACTGAGAGTGAGAAATCAAGGTTTCTTGATATGCAGAGGGAGATTAACGAACTAAAAGCCCAAAGCCAGAGAGCGACCTTGAGTCAGCAGGACGAGCAGTTAAAGAGTAAGTATGCAAGCTATGACCCACAAGCCATAGACAGGCTACAGCAGGATTTACTCTCAGGCAGACTTAACGCCACGAGAGAACATCTGCATAAAGTCCTTGACTATGAAGCAATGGCGAGAAGAGCATACGAACTCGGCAAAGAAGAGGAGCGAAAGTTAAAAAGTGAGAAATCAGAGTCTTTTTCATTCAATCCGCAGTCTGCGAACGTGGTAAAAGAGCAAAAGGTTGATGGAAAACTCGAAGACGGATTCATGACTAAGCTCTATGAGTATCACAAACAAAAAACAAGAGAAAGTCAACTAAGAAAATAAGAGAGGTAAAAGATGGCTAACGAATATGGCATACCTTCTACTATAGATACTGTTGTATTATCTACTTCTCTGGCAGATTACCAGAAGAGATTGATTGACAACAAATACAACGAACCTACGGTAGAGAAATTAGTAAATCAGACAGGAAACAAAAAGATTATCAATGGCGGTAATTCAATCGTGGAGACACTGATTAAAGACAAACAGGACGACGGCGGTTTTTATCTTGGGGCTGATATTCTGAACACCAACCAAGGTGATGACACCACGCTTGTTGAATTTCGCTGGCAGAACTGCTACGAGCCGATTCAAATCACTCGTGATGAAGAGCGTCAGAACAGCGGAGACGAGCATAAGATTCTGTCCTTGGTTGAGACCAAGACGAAACTTGCGAACAAGGCGATTAAAGATAGATTAGACCAAGCGTTCTCGACTCCGGTGTCAGAAGCTAACCGTTTAATCGACTTAGAAACCCTTGTGAACACAGGTGCGTTGGGAACTCTTAACGGAGCTTCCGACACGTTCTGGCAGTCTAATGTTACGGCTTCCGGTGCGTTTGCTACTCAGGGATTAACGGATATGACCACGGCGACTTATGCAGTATCGAGTGCGGCGAATATGGACAATCCGACTGTGTATCTTACGAACAAGGCGATTTTCCAGAAGTTCGAGCAGACCAGACTTCCGTTGGAAAGAATCTCCAACACGATGACTGCTAACGCAGGGTTTACGAACCTTACGTTCAAGGGAGTTCCTCTGGTGGTTGGTAACTACATCGGCACAGGGTTATTGTTCGGTTTGAACATGAACTATATCTACCTTGCGGTTGATAGCGAAACCGATTACATCACGACTCCGTTTATTTCTCCGACGAACCAGACCGTTAAGGTTGCGTTTGTTATGTGGAGAGGTCAGTTAATCACGAACAACAGACGGCGTCATTTCAAATTAACGAACATCAGCTAATCGGAGGTAAACAATGTCAGCTTTAACGGCAACGAGTATAACTAAAGAGAGCATGGGTTCTTTGACCATGCACATCGTTAAGTTTGCTTCTGTTTCTTCTGGTGCGACTGGTGATACCTGGACGAGCGGATTACCGAACATCGTATGTGCGTGGGCACAGGCTACTACTGCTGGCCCAAGCATGGTAAGTTGTTCTTTTGTCAGCTCAACAGGTGTTGTTACTTTGAACCCGATTGACAAGGCGACAGAAGTGAATTTATTTGTGTTATCTAAATCATAACAAGCCGCATATGTTGTTGCATGCAGAACGGCAAAAAAGGAGAGTAAAAAATGGCAGTTTCTACGAATAGTTATTTCAGCAATTCCCTTCCGTCCGGCGAGTTGGCGGTGGGTGCAGGCATTAACCTGTTTGGTCAGGACGCAAGCCCGAAGTTTGCTATCGGGACGAGAGTCCAGAGACAGGACGGCTCGGTATATCGCTATGTGCATTTCGGGGCGGTTACGTCCAGAGGGCAGGTTGTTGCTCCTGACTTGAACGAATCGGCTCAGATTTACACGGCGAACTCAGTCATTGCGACTTCGAGTGCGTTCCAGATGAACGATGAACAGACCGGAACATACCCGAACATGATTGGCAGTAAGTATCTTGTTCTGCAGATCGGAACTAAGACCGCAGACCAATATGCTGGTGGATATGTAACGATTTCCAGCGGAACTGGATTAGGATATACATACCGCATTAAAGGCAACCAGGCTTCTAACGGAACGGCGACCACTTTTGAACTGTATGATAAGGTTCAGGTTGGTTTGGACGCTACCGGAGACTTGGCGATTGCTCCGTCGAAATATGCGAACGTTAAACCTGGCTTGAGCGTTTCTACTAACCTTGCGTTAGCGGTTGGAGTTGCGGTGGCTGGTGCTTCTACGGCTGGATATTACGGCTTTGTGATAACCAAAGGAGTAATCGGAGTTCCCCAGAGCGGAACGCTGACGACTGGTAATCTTGCTATCCTCTCGAATACCGACGCTGGTTGTGTAGAAGCGTATGGTAACGGAGCGACTACGGCTACTGGTTCTGGCTTAGTTCCTTATCTGGATATTCCGGTGATTGGTAAGGTTGTTTTGGCGGCGGCTACTAGCGGTCATGCGATTATCAACGTGGAACTTGAATAAGTAAATAGAAAACAGGGTGGGACGAGTTTGGAACGGGACAACAATCATAATAGGAAACGCCTAAAATGTTCTCTCTCCCACCCTTTTTTCAACTTAAAAGGAGAATGAAATGCCATACCAGATTCCGGGGGCGCAAAGAATAACTGCCGGAAGTGCTATAGGTGCGAGCGGAAAGCCCAAGAGGGTATTTTTCGTGTCGATGGCTTGTAACGCTTCTACCGCAGGAACATTAACATTGTATGACGCCGCAAGTGCCGCTTCCACAGCGAATATATTTGTTACGCTTATCGGTCAAGCTGGTAGCGGAAACATATTCGACTTGGGCGGTGAGGGGATTAGATTCCCGAACGGGTGTTTTGCAGAGTGTTCAGCAAATTCCGGCATAGCGTATGCCGTTATCGTGTATCAGGAAGAGAAGTAAGACATAACAAAACTAACCATGAAAGGAGTTATTATGTCTAAATGGGTATCGTTTGAGGGAGAGTTACATCCTGCAAAGGAACGTGTAGTATTAAGAAACAACAGCAACAAAGCGATCAAAAACCCTTCTACCGAGGGTAAGTATGTAGATGAGATGGTAGAGCCTGGTCAGGAGTTTATCTATGAAGGGCCGTGCCGTCAGGCTTTGTTCGAGCTTTGGGAGCAGGACAAGAAAAATCCCCCGGAAACGATGGGGTCTAATTTCAGGAAAAGCCCTGAGTTTTTAAGAATGCTCAGAGAATTAAACTTTAAGAGCGAGAAAGAATTTTTAGCATATTACGGATACGACAAAGAAAAATCAGTTGCAGAGTTCGAGTCTAAAGCGTCTAAGGTTTCCAGCCACGAACTGCCAGCCAGAGTAAGAGCGATCAAAACACTCGGCGGTGGCAAGGATTTCAGCGGTCAGGGAAACGACAGATACGGAGACTTTGGTTTACCGAAGGAGATACAATAGAGGAGGTCTTAAATGTCGTCTTATGGCAATGTAACAGTAACTACTGCGGTAACCTTGATAGTCGCCGCAAACACAAATAGAAAAGAAATAGAAATAGTTAATAATACGCAGAACTCGGTTATTTACATTGGCACAGACACTAACGTAACTGCTTCTAACGGATTGCCTGTATATGAGTATCAGTCCAGAGGGAAGTCCAGAGGGTTCGGGACATACCTTGGGCCGATATACGGCGTTGTATCTTCGGTAGAGGCGAACGTTAGATATTGGGAGACGACATGAAGAAATTCATACTTATACTCCTTTTTGTTTTAATTTGCAACACCGCTCACGCAGACGTGTTTTCCTCGGTGCGTGGATTGATATTCAGCGAAGAGGACGGAGACCCGATAGGAGTTCCTCGGACGCTAAAAGTAACAGACGGCTCACTAACAGACAATCTTGACGGAACATTCAGCTTGTCAGCAGGCGGTTCTCAGACACTTCAGGACGTTACCGACAACGGAGCGACCACAACCAACGAGATTACCGCCGCAGGATTCAACGTAACTAGAGTAAACGGATACGCTCAGTATCTTAATTTATACGAAGACCCAGTTAATGACCCAGCTACAAACAATAACTACTTCCGCATTTATACCCCTGCAACTCTTGCAGGAAACGTAACCTGGACACTTCCGACAGCGGCTTCCGGTGGGGCTAATTATCTAGTTAATGTTGACGCAGACGGAACAATGGGATATACCGACCCTGCTTCATTTGTAACTCCGACCTCAACCCAGACATTAGACTTCGGCGGTGCTACGCTTGAGATTCCCAACGCCACAGACCCTGATCTAACAGTTACAGGTCAAGTTTCAATGGACACAGACGGAGCGAATGAATCAGGCGATGTTTCAATCCGAGGATTTGACGGAACAAACCAATTCTTGGTTGACCGAAAGTTAAAGACAATCCAAGCCACAATTATGAAGCCTCAGGATTTAGCAGACACAGAAAGAGACCTTTGCCCTATCTGGCACAACAACACAGGAATGGTGTTCACGATAACCGAGATTAACGCTTGGAGTGATACTGACAATACTACGGTTGGAGTAGAAGTAGTAACTGCTTCTGATTGGAGTGCTCCGGCATCCGTGGACGCATTAGAGATAGCCACAGACGGAACGAGCGTGTTTACCTGCACTGAGACGACAATTACGGACGCAACCATAGCCCACGATGAGATTATTACTTTGGATTTTGACGATACTGACGACCCAGGAGTGGTAAAGGTAACGATAACTGGGTGGTTTTCATCAGATATAGATTAGGAGACCAATGAAGAAGATACTCTTTACATTATTGTTCTTGATGGTGTGCGTTCCGTGCTTTGCAGACCATTGGGTTTACGTCAGGACTTACGACAGAACCGAGGTAGAGTTATTGGGGTGTGGACGGAGCAAGTCTGGTGATGTTGTAGATATTCGTGAGGTAAAACCAGGCAACGAACCGTCCGAAACAGCTAAGTCAGAATGGGCGATATTCCAAGTATCTGGATTAACGGAAGAAGATATTTCAGAACTTAAAGAGGGATGGGAAGGGAATGCCTACCGCAAAAAGAAATTAAACATCCAAGGACTGAAAAAAGGTCTTAACGGAAACAAGTCAAGAAAAGAGATTAAAGACAATCTCCGAGATAAAACAAATTTAGACCTAATTTCTTATGCCGTTGAAAGTGTAAAGTATGCCTCAGTTGTTCGACCGATAAAAGGCATTGACAATTATCTTGTTCCGTTTGCGTTCGCTGAAACAGTTAGCACGGTCAATAAGGTTGGTGAAGATTACGATACGTTGACTTTGTGGGAAGATGCCAAAGACGGAGCATTAACCACAGAGACAAGACAAGAAACATCACATCTATATAATGACCAAGGAGATTTAACCGATTCTGTTTTAGTTGACGGTTCAACCACAAATGCAACGTATTACATGAAAATAACTGTGCCTGCTGGTGAAAGACACAACGGGACGGATAATGGTGGTGCGACGATAACTAGTCAGCTTAGCAGTGCCAATGGTTCTATCCTCAGACTTTCTGATTTATTTTCGGTAGCTGAATGGTTAATAGTAATACTAACCACAAATAGTGGTTCTGCCAGTGATGATTGCAATGGCATCCAAATAAGAAGTGATGATTGTATCGCTAGGCATAATATCGTATATACTACAGGATCACATAATGCTGGAACTAATGAGCTTCGGGGGATATATTTTTATAATGATGTTGGGACTTGGAATGGTGATATTTACAGAAATATAGTTTATGGGTTTAACCACTCAACTAATGATTTTTTAGGGATTGAGTGCCAAACTGCGGCATTTAGAACATCTACATTTAACGTCCATAATAATACTATTTATAATTGTGATTTAGGGTTTGTTTTTACCGATGGCAACACAACAACGATAAATTGTCGAAATAATGTTTCTATTGCTTGTGATACGGATTATACAGTTGCTGGCGATACTATAACATTCACATATAACTGTTCTGATGATGCAACCGCCCCAGCCAACGAAACAGGAGGTGGAAGCACCTGTATTTCTACAGGCACAGTAAATGACTTTGTTTCTACTACTGACATGCACCTTGTTTCTGCCGCCGTTCAAATTAACGTTGGGGCTACAATTGGGACTTCACCGTCTGGGGTTGATTATGACATTGATAACGTCCAAGTCTCTGGAACTTGGGACATGGGGGCAGACGAATATGTTGCTACTTCAACGGCATTATCGCAGGTAATCATGGTGGTAACTGAATGAAAAAACTACTTACACTACTATTCTTGCTTATCTCAGTAAACTGCTACGGTGCTACTTGGTATGTTGACGGAAGTGTTTCGATTAGCGGAGACGGAACTACCGAAGCAACGGCGAAGAAAACTATCCATGAGGGTGTTGGGTTAATGGCGAGTGGGGATACTCTGATAATTGCTGATGGAACTTATACGGGTTCAGAAAATTCCCTCAATCGGGTTTATACCAACATACCAAATGGGACTATAAATAGTTACACTACAATCAAGGCAAAGAATGACTTCGGGGTTCAAATTGTTTATGGAACTGCGGTTGATATTTATGACGGACAATATATTACGATTGAAGGTATAAAATTTGACGCAAATCTAAGTGGTCTTGTTTTGCAGATAAATTCGAGCGACCACATAAAATTAAAAAAATGTTCATTCACGGGTGCGAAGGTTAGCACGTGGAACATAACCGCAGTATCGTTAGCGTATAGTCAATATATTCTAGTGGAAGATTGCTGGGCATGGGGAACAGGCAGATATAAATTTGCGTGTCAAACTTGCAGTTATGTTGTTTTTAGACGATGTATTGCAAGGCACGACTATCATCCATCTAGCCAATGTGCTACATTCGTCCGATATGACTCAAATAATATCCACTTCCAAAATTGTATCGCCATAGATAAGTCAACTGGCCCGACAGGTGGTTGGTATGGTGGATTCTGGAATGAGAGAAACGCAATAACAGACACCACTGGTTCAGATAAGGGGTGTATAGTTTTAAATTCTGGGCAAGGATTCAATGATTATAAGGTTTGGGGAACGCGAATATATGAAAACTGTATCGCTTGGGGAGTTGATTCCTCCAAGGGGTTTCATTTAGGATTCTATAACGATAATATCGGGACAACCAGCATAGACCATTGCACATCAGGAGGGATTACAGGCAATGGAAGTTATGGAACTGGGGATGCGTATTACTGGGAACTCGACCCAGGCACTATCAATATAACAAATTCGATAGCTGTATCTTGCGGCAGGTCTGCTTTTGAGAAAGACTTTGCTCCTTCATGGACTGGATTGGATTATAACGCTATCTACGGAATGTCTGTCAGTAATTACGATAACGCTACCGCTGGGGCGAATGATATTACCAATGTTGATATTCTATCTGCTTCCTTGTTGTATCTCCCAAGAATTGAAAACAGTTCGTCTTTGGACGGAGCGGCTTCGGATAGCGGAGATATTGGAGCGACGATTTTAAAACAACATGGAACGTCTGGAACACTCTACGGAGAAGAAGGCTGGGATACACTTACAGATATCGATTTATGGCCTTGGCCTAACGAGAACGAAATCCGTGATGATATGGCGGCGTGGAATGAAGATATTACGCAGGACACATATTCTTCTGTAGATGTTGTCGGAGCAAGAGGATTCTGTGCCAGCACCGCAAATCCCAGAACTCCCACGGGAGAGATAACTCTTACTTCTTACATCTGGGAATATCTCGGCAACACAGGGATGACGGCTTCGCTATATGGAGAAGATACTACCGCTCCATCAGACATCTCCACGCTCTCAGCGGCAACAGGAACGAATGTCGGTGAAGTAGCACTCTCGTGGACTGCCCCAGGTGATGACGCGGGAACTGGAACGGTCTCAAGCTATGACATCAGATACTCGACCTCAGAGATAACCGCAGGAAACTTTGCGTCTGCTACTGCGGCTTCGACATCAAGCTACACAATTGTAACCGCAGGGGGAACTCAGAACGTTACCGTGATCGGATTGACAGGTGGAACGACTTATTATTTTGCGGTCAAGGCAAGCGACGAGATTCCGAACACTTCCGCCATATCTAATGTTGATTCAGCGGCGGCGAAGGATTACGAAGTAACTCCGACCGAAAGTTACGCATCTTCTACTGCTCTTATCCAGGCATCTCAGGTTACTTGCGATTTGACCATAACTAACTCACCTAACAGGCGTGTTGTTATTTTCACTGCGGCAGAAGAATCTGGAACTGACCATCCCATTTTAAGCGTTACCTACGGTTCGATTAGTGCGACAAAGATAACATCTGTAACTGCGACCACGACCTCTAAGATGCACGTTGAGGCTTGGGAGATTAAAGAAGCAGACCTGCCGTCTTCTGGAACGTTCACGGTAACGGCTACGGCAACAGGAAACTGCAACGGACTAGCCGTGGTTGCTATGTGCTGGTATAACATCGCTCAAGGTGATGTTATCTATGAAACTGTAACAAAGCTAACTGAAGAGCCGACAATCAGCGATATCATAACTACCGCCGTAGACGGAAGCCGAGTGGTTTGTTTTCTTGGTGATGGAGATTACAGCGACCCGGTAGAGGCTAATGACCTTATTCGCAGAGTCCACGTTGCAGGCATTGACGCTACAATGGCGGCAACCCTATCAGATAAGACGGTTACAACCGCAGGAGAAACCACGGTAGGATTTAGCAATCTCACGATAAGACGATGTGCGATGATTACTCTGGCGTATGCCCCTTACTCCTACGCCCCGGACAGCAATCCACCGGACGCAATATACAATCTATCCGCAGAAGAAGGACCGCTTGGCTCTTCAAGACGGATTAGTTTTACCGAAAAGGGCGATGACGGCAATTCCGGCACTTGCTCTGGGTTTTACATCAGATACGACACCGGAGATTCTCAAGCATTTGATTGGGATACGGCTACGGTGGTCGATCACGGTCTTACTCCACAGGGTGTGGGAAACGGAGTAACTTATCTTCTCTCAGGACTTGCCAACGGAACTCAATATACTATCGGGGTGAAGTCCTATGACGATATACCTAATTTATCAGCAATATCTAATTTGGTAACGTTCACAACTCGCTCTGCGGACACGAACGTATTCTGCGGAGGGACAGGGGAGATACATTGATGGGCGAAAAATGCGAAGAACACAGCAAGGTATGCGGAGATCTCGGGGGAATCAACGCTAATATCACGAATTTGACAGCGGCAGTGTTGGCACTCACGGCACAGATAAACACGCTTTCTCAGCCGATATACGCAAGGATTAACTTTGTCGAGGAGAAAGTAGATAAGCACGAAAGCGAATCTGCAAAGTATCGGGAGAAGATAATTGTTACCGAGAAGGTATTGCAAACTTTTATGCAACATCAGGACGATAAAGAGAAGTCTGCGATGTGGAGAATCGGGATTACGGTTACAGTTATCAATATGGTTGTAATGGTTTTAATGAAGGTATTTATTGGATGATGTTTCATCTGGACGCATATAAAGGAGAGTTTACCGAGATGCCGAGAAAACAATGCCCGAAGTGTGGTAGGAATTTAAGACTGGCTCTACCAGGAAAGACACGTTCTTACATCTGCGTTGATTGCAGAGAAGAATTTTACAATATAGATAACTGTTTAAAAACAAAGGAGGAGTGTTGTGGAAAGTAAAAAATGGTATGCGTCTAAAGCGGTATGGGCAGGTATTATTACGGTAGTTCTGGCTACTTTAACGGCAGTTGACCAAGCTTTCGGAACTCAGATTATGACATCTCCGATTGTGAGCGTTGTTCTTGCTATGCTCGGAGCATTGGGAGTGTATGGTCGAGTAACTGCCAACAGCAAAATTGAATAATATGCAGGTGAACAAATGGATTGGAATATCTGTTGCTATATTCGTGCTTTTGTCCGCAGGTTCTTATATCTTGAGAAAAGCCACGGAGAAGACGGACAAGATAGACAACCGAGTTCAGTCGATTGTTGTTCACGACGGAGGGAAAGTATTGATTGGGAAAGAAGAAAAGAAATCAGACGAAAGATTATGGTCAATCGGTATTTACGGCGGAAAGCTGGGAAATGACAATCAGTTCGGACTAACTCTTGAGAGGAGATTTTAAATGGATTTTATAGTATTGGCAATCTTAAATGTGATTTTCTACATAAGAACCATAGGCTATGGATGTATCATTGACGATTTGGCGGCACAGGAAAGACTACCTGAAGTCAAGACACAAGACTTCTGGGTCAATCTGTGGAGGCAGTTCAAGCAGGACTATATGGAAAGCCCTGCATTGGGTCATTTGTTCAGCTTTACCTTGCACACGATTAACACAATGCTGATATATGTTCTGTTCGGCAGGACTCCTGTTGCTATGCTCACGGCGGCGTTGTTCTGTATCAACCCTGTGAATAACATGGCGGCGGTCTGGATGTCAGGCAGACCCTATTCATTGGCGACGATGTTTATTCTTATAGGATTCTGCTTTCCGATACTGTTCCCGATAGTGTATCCGATAGCGTTTCTGTGGTCGATTAACTCCACGTTCAGCCCTCTCATGTTCGTGGTTCTAGGGATGCCGTGGATGGCGGTAATGCTACCGATAATGGGTATAGTAGGAAGCAAGACACACATAAATACTTTAAAACTTAGGCACGAAGTATTACCTGAGTATCTAAAGAAGTTCGAGATTAGAAATTTAATTCTTGTGTTTAAGACTGTAGGATATTATACACTTTTATGTATATTCCCGATTCGATTGGGTATGTGCCATAGTTACCTGCACTCGTTCGGGTTCTCTAGAGAAGAAACCGAGAAGTGGTATAAATTAGATTGGTTCTTTGCGGCAGGGATAGCTTTGATAGCTTTTGGGATAATGGGTTCGATATACTTCGGAATGTTGTTTATGTTCGGGTTTATCTGGTATCTGGCTCACATTCTACAATGGTGCAACTGGAAGCTGATTACTCACCCGATCACCGAGAGATATCTTTACCTTGCCAACGTAGGGTTGATGTTCTTTCTGGCAAAACTGATAATTGGCACAGGGTTTGAGTATGCGTTTCTAACGCTTTACGCAATTTTAAACTGGAAGTATATACCTGTGTATAAGAACTGCCTAGTGTATTGGAAGTCCAATGTTGAGAACTTCCCAGACGTTGCTATGGGGTATAACCAATACGGACTAGAGCTTAAGGCGAGAAAGTATCTTGGGACGGCGTTTGATGTTTATATCGCAGGTCTAAAGGTAAGACCAAACGATTTCAGGTTATCTTTTAATTCAAGTTTCCTGCTGATTGAACAGGGCAGGTTTGATATTATTGGCAAATTTTTATTGAACGCAGAAAAGAATCTTCCAGAGGGTTCTAACGGAGAGATGTTTAGACCTACGCTAAATAAGATGAAAGAAGAATGCGCAAAGCACGGACTTATATTTGAAGATGGTGTTCCTGTTGTTGACCAAAAAGAACCTGTAAAAGAGGAAGTATCAAAAGCAGAAGAAAAAGGAGCTGAAAATGGCACTGACATACCTGGACTTACAAAATGAGGTAAAGAGGAGAGCCACCAGAGAACAGGGTGGAACTCAGTTCGATACCGCTATCAAGAACATTATAAATACTTCTTTGTTTAGAGTGTGCCGTGAAGCTCTATGGAGACCACTTCGCAGGAACGCTACAATCACGACTAAGACAAGCTACACCACAGGAACAGGGTATGTATCGGCTACCAGCTCAAGCACGACTGTGAACGTCCTAGGGGCGACTTTTATCACAGACGGAGTGGAGATAGGTCGTAGGGTGAAACTGTCAGGCGATTCTGATTACTTCTATGTCAAGCAGATAACCGGAGAGACATCACTTGTCTTGGATATGCAGTATTCAGGCACTACCACGACTTCGGGAACTTACGAGATACTACCTCAGGCTGAGTATAATCTGCCTGTCCAATGCGGTCACAGAGCGTTTCTATGGCACGAGGACTACGGATATCCTTACTTAATGGGATATGTCGTTGACCAAGACTTTTACAGGACAGGGCTTCACCTTACTGAGAAGAACGTGCCGACTAACTATCGGATGTGGGGAGAGAACATGGCGATTAAGAGCGTCCTTACTCCTACGTCAATAGCGGTGTTCTCGACTTCTTCAAACGATACGAACTTAGACGTTACTATTTTCGGAACTTCTGGCGGTTATCCTGCCTGCGAGACGATCAAAACTTCCTCTGTCAGCGGTGCGACAGTAACCACAGGGATTACGTCTTTTTCGGAGATTGAAAGAGTGGTCAAGAGCAACAGCTCTCAGGGCAGAATCAGCGTTACCGCATCAGGGAACACCTCGATTGTTTACGCTGTGATACCGCACGGAGATACCACCGCAGGCATACAGTATAAAAAGGTGCAGATTTATCCGCTACCGACAAGAGCGTTTGAGATACACGTCCAGTATTACAAAGACCCCTATCGACTGGTCAATGACGGAGATGTCCACGAACTAGGTCAGGAGTTTGACGAGGCGATTATCCTCTTGAGCGTGGCTAAGATAAAGGCAGAAAGCTCTCAGACCGAGGCTTCTAATTTCTACTCTCTGTATCAGGACGAGATTAAGTCGCTACGCAGGACTAATGTGGACAAGATAGATTCTTTCTTTAAGATGAGAAAACCTTATGGTCAGAACGACCACGTTACCGGAAACTTACTTTACAAACAGGCTGGTTCATACTACGGCCCAGCATCGAGGTATTAAATGGCAGGCTCTATTTTTACTACACCATCTATTCCGTTTGCGGATGTAAAGTTTAACGGCGGTCTGAACACCACGAAAAGCCCCTTAAACTTACAGGATAACGAAAGCCCAGACCTTAGGAATATAGACTTCGACAAGTCGGGCTCTATCTTAAAGAGGAACGGGTATGTCTGCTTAAACACCGATTCAAGCGTAAGCATTGGCGGAGACGGACTGTTCTGGTATGAAAAGCTGAACACAAGCTCTCCTGCGCATACAAGGCTTGCTTTGAGGGTTTACAACGGAAAGCTACAAAAGATGGACGACTTGGACGGAACTTGGGACGACATCACAGGTGCGGCGACAATAACGAGTTCTAACCATTGCGACTTTGAGAACTTCGACACTCAGGTGTTCATAGCAAACGGAGTGAATAAGCCTTTTATAACCACAGGTGCGGCGGCGACCACAGCTTCCACTCCGGCAGGAACTTCGATCGTCAGCTTTGTCAAGGGGTTCAATAACTATTTATTTTATGCCAATGTTACCGTGAGCGGAGTGTGGTATCCGACAAGACTTTACTGGTCTGCGTTAAGGGATGCTACGACTTGGGATTCGGCAGACTGGGTAGAGGTTGGCAAGAACGATGGTCAGCCGATAACAGGGATTAAAGTCTTAGGAAATGCTCTGGTCGTTTTTAAGACGGATTCTATTTACAATATTTACTTTACAGGCGATTCAGAGATACCGTTCACGGTCCAGAAGTCTGTGTCTCCTGTCGGGTGTCGTATATTCTCAAGCGTGCAGGAAGTTCAGAACGGATTAGCGTTCTTCTCGAACGACGGATTCTACTATTATGACGGAGTAACCAGCACCAAGATTAGCGACAAGATTTCGGCTACGATACAGGGATACAACTCGACCAATTTTACCAAGGTTAGGTCTTTGATACAGAAGAACAAGAACCGAGTGTGGTGGGCGTTCACTTCGGGGGGGCAGACTAACAACGACCGAGTTCTGGTCTGGGATTACTTTAACAATGCTTGGAGCGAGTATGTAGGTATGTCTGCGTCTGCAATGGCTACCTTTGTGGTCAATGGAGTTGACGAAAGACCATACTTCCAAGACTACACAGGCAGGGTTTATAGGGGAGATTTCGGCACGAACGACTATCCTCTCAACACGGCAACTGCGATAGACGGATACTACTGGACAAACTGGAGACCTTACAGCGACCTGACTACTCAAAAGGGAACTCCGAACGTTTATCTTTACTACCCTGCAAGCGATAGCACTCTTAGTTTCTCTCACTCGTTTGACTTTGAAGAGGGTAAGCAGTTCACCCAGTCGTTTAATATGTCTGCTGGCGGTGCAGAGTGGGACAGCGCAGTCTGGGACAGCTCTACTTGGGCAGGAAGCGGTGGAAAGATTAAAAGATTAGACCTTACAGGCAGAGGTAGGGCTGTTAGATATAATTTCAGCAATTCAGTTCTTGGAGAGACTTTTAGAATAGACGGATTCGGTCAGTATCCACACGCAGAAACTAATGTATAAGCGGAGCTAACGCAATAGGAGGACAAAATGGCACTTGTAACAAAGACATACACTTTCGCATCAGGGGAAACCGTCAAGTCGGCAGAGGTTAATTTAAACTTCGATACTCTTTACAACGACCACAACGGAAACATTACAAACGCTAATATTGCGGCAGGTGCGGCGATCGTCGGCAGTAAGTTGGATTTGTCAAGCCCTGGGAATATCGGTGCTTCAACTCCAGGCGTTGCAAGTTTTACATCTGCAAACGCAACGTCAATATATTCTTCAGGCGATATTTATACAGTTCCATTGACTAATTATAGTAGCTTGACTACGGCCAATGGATGGGCTTCATTTTCAGGTAAGGAAGTTTATTATAGAAAAGTCGGTAAAATTGTTTATGTATCATTTTATATCGGTGGAGCTAGCAATAGCACGGCTTCAACATTTACAGTTCCATTTACAGCGGCAGATATACCTGCATATTGGGGAGGACCAATGGTAGGATGCACCGACAATGGAACTGAGGTTTCTACAGCGGCAAGAGCTGTTGTTGGATTCAATTCAAATCTAGTAACTTTATTTAAAGATATGGGGTTAGGGCCATGGACTAACTCTGGGACTAAGGTCGTATATGGTTCGTTATGGTATGAATCTGCTTAGTATAGTAATATCAGCAATTCTCTATCGGCTCGGTGGATGGAAACCATTCAACTGGTGTAAGCACAATAAACTTATCCGTAGGATAGGAATACCGATTTTAATATTGTTTGTATTAGCACCATTAAATCGTAATGATATTATTACAGCAGTATTAGCATTTGTAGCCTTGACTTTGCCTTTAGGAGATGATGAAACTCTGACGCAGAACATTATTTCAGGGCTAGGACTAAGTTTGTATGGGTTTATGCTTGAAATATCATGGCTGAACATATTGCCATTTATAGTTTATTTCTTCTCTTTATTGGCGAGTAAGAAAGGTTTAGATTGGTGGATTTGCGAACTATTTATCGGCATGGCTTTTATTGCACCAGTTTTAAAGTTCTAAATGAAAGACATAATTAAAATTCTAGGAGATGTGTATTATTCCGGTGAGTGGTGGTCTGAGAACAAACTCTCAAGAGAGGACTTAGACAAATACCACGAGAAACTCTTAAACGACGGAAATATAATATATCTTAGTTTCGGGAATGAGTTTGTTGGATACATTGAATTTTGGCGAATTAACTACAAGCAGTTAGGGCAGATAGTATGTGATAAGTCCTGGTCTGCGTATTGTGAGGACATCACATCTGGTAATATCTGCTATGTGAACAATATCTGGATTTGCGAGAAATACCGCAGAGATAAAGAAATCGATAAGTCAATGAAGGATATGTTCTTTAAGGCAAACAGTAATTGTGAGTATTTCATTTGGGAGAGGATGAAAAAGAAAAGCCAGACGTTCAAGGTATTTAACAGAAAAGAATTTATCTTAAAAATGGAGGAGTGATATGGGTGGTTCAAAGACTGTAGTTCAGAGTTCTTCACAGCAACAGGCAACGCCAACGCCTGAGGAGACAAGGTTAAACCAACTCGAAATCGAAAGGGTTGAAGCTACCCAGCCAGGGCAGATTGAAACCCAGAAATCTGGATTGAACCTTATCAATCGGCTCTTGGCAGGAGAGACCAATCTTCCAGGGTTCTTCGGGCAGGTCGGAGAAGGAATCGGAGAAGACATTACAAGCCAGATAGTCAGGCAGTCTTTAAAAGACATCGCCCCTCAGTTCCAAGCACAGGGAATACTCGATAGCGGAACTGCGGCTTCGATTGCAGGCAGGACTGCGGCAGACATCAGGACAGGGGTTGCAGAGTATAACCTAGGCAACAAGGTCAACCTGTTGAATATGGCTCTTGGCGGTCAGGCACAAGTCCAACAGCCTCTATTGGCACAATCTGCTAACCTTGGAAGTAGATTGGCAGGGTTAAGGAGTATCTCGGCAAGCGGAACACAGACTACAAGTGGTGGGATGAATCCATTCCTTAGTGCAGGATTGACAGCGGCAGGAACTGCCTTTGGAAGTCCTTTGGGCGGTGCTTTAGCAGGTAGTTTGTTCGGTGGAAGCTATGGAAATAAGGGCATGGGAACAGGCGTGGGAGGACGATAATGGCAAATGACATTTTAAAGCAACTTATAGACCTAGCGAATATCGGATTAGGAAACATACCTCAGAATATGTCAGGCGGTCAACAGGCAAGCGCTACGACATCAGGGCAGACTCAATCAACAGCGACTAAACAGCCAAAGCCTAAACCGGAAGACCAGTATGCTATGCTTGGACTTGACCCGATAATAATGAAAGCCGTTGACCAGAACGTCAAGAAACTGGTCAAGGAGCAGACTTCTCAGGCGGCACAGGCAGGAATGACACCTACTCAGATAAGAGAAAAGGGTATGGAGATAGCAAGGTCTGGCTCTGCGTTAAACTCTCAGACCTTACAGCAGGCAGGGATACCACAGGCACAGCCTCAAGGCATTGGTCAGCCAATGGCTCAGCAACAGACTTTCCAGCCTGCACTCCTTGGAAGATTGCTAGGATTGACCGACCCATCACTGAAAGAACAGGCTGGCAGAATAGCCTTACAGGAACAGAAACTGTCTGGGCAAGAACCGCTACAGGCAGGAGAGAGAGAAAAAATCGAAATACAGGGAATGGCTGACCTGCAGAAGTCAATGCTTACAGAATTGTTAAAGTCAGAAAAAGAAGGAACTTTGAAACCGAACGAAATATTCTCGCAGTTTGAAAAGGCTTCTCAATCTTTTGTCGAGATGAGAGACGGATGGGCAAGAATAGAATCTGCGTTCCCGAATCAAGACTTTAAAAACGTAAACCCAGCTTCTGATTTAGACCTTTTGTTCGGAACTGCAAAAACCCTTGACCCAAGTGGTAGGGTTACAGATAGCGATATTGCAATCCAGCAAGCGGCTACAGGTGCTTACGGAGATCAGATTAAGAAAGCGGCAATGAGGTTGCAACGCAAAGGATACCTACTGCCGGAAGAAAGAAAAATATTATACTCTGCGGCACAGAAGAGATTCCAAGCTACCGAGAAACAACAGGCTAAAACCACAGAGGAGTTTTCTCGCCTTGCTATCAGGAATCGACTTGACCCGAAAAACGTAATTAGGGATGTCGGATTTAATCAGGAATCACAGCAGTCCTCAGGTGGAGTAACTTCGAGCGGAAACAAATTCAGGAGGGTTCAATAATGCCTTTCAAATACGAAATCAATGGTCAGATGGTTGAGTTTGACAAAGAGCCAAGCGAGGCAGATATAGACGAAGCCGCAAGTCAATTCACCCAACAGGAATCTCAAGAAAAGCCGATATTTACTACGGCAAAGTTTGAGCCTGTAGAAACTGCAGGAGTATCTCCGCTTAATGCAGGGCAGGAACTTCTGCTTGGATTTGCCGCAAATGACAAGTTAAGGCTTGAATATTTGCAGAAAGAACTTGCTGGGAAGAATGTAGCACTCGACCAAGAAAAAGGACTTACTGTTGATGGAGTAAGAGTAAACCCTCAGGGATTGGATATGGGAGATGTTACCAGAAACGCAGGATATTCTTTTAATCTTGCAGGTCAATTCCTTGGGAATATCTTCGGTGGTGCGGCAGGTGTCCCTGGCGGCCCGGCTGGTGTAGTTGCAGGTTCTGTTGTCGGTGGGATAACAGGCTCTGGTCTTGGTAATGGGCTTAGGCTTGCCATAGGAGATTTACTTGGATTAGACCCTGACGGAAAAGACGTTACAGAGTCAATGATTGAAGATGCTCAGCAGGCGGCATTTGGAGAGGTTCTTGGTCTCGGAATGACTGGTGCAGGCAGGGCAGTAAAGCCAGCTCTTTCAGCGATTGGAAAGACTAAGTTTATAAAAGGCATTTCAAACATCTGGGGTAATGTCGCCAAGAAAACAGGTGATATGTTCCCTCAGTTAGCTCAATTTGTCGGTGGAATAGAACCTGACGCAACAAAAGTAGCAATGAAATATGGTGCTAAAAACGTCTTAAACGAAACTTACTTCGACCCTGAAGCATCAATCAAGGTTGTCAACAATGTCCTGTTCGGTAATAAGAATATGGGAATTGTTGATACCTTTATCCAGGGTGCTGGGATGAAGAAGGGAACTATCGAGCTTGCAAAGTCTATAAAGGAAGTCGGAAGTCAGTATTTTGATGATTTCATCAGAGAGTTCGGGGGAATGAGCGATAACGCTATCGAAACAATAAAAAGATCGACATTTAAGGATGTTATAAATCCTGCTAACCACGCAGATTCAAGACCATACGATATCGCCAAAACTATTGTTAAGGGAGCAAAGCACAAGGAAAAACTTTTGGGTGAGGAAATAGGCAAGCAGGAAATGTCTGCGTTAAAAGATATTGGAAATCAGAATTTCATTCTCTCTGACATTACTCCAAAGGTTGACAAGATACTAAAGGGAACTGCTTTGTTGAAATCAATCAAAGTAAAAGGCTATGACGCAAATCTTCCTACCGAGATAAAAGGCATTGACGAGCTTGTTAAGCTAAGAGAGATATTCGGAAGCACAAAGAACATAATTGACGATACTGGTAAAAAGATAAAGGTCTGGAACTTTTACGATAAGGTCAAGAACAAAGACGCATTTATTATGAAGCAACGAGTAAATGCTCTTGCTGATTCTGTATTCCAGAACGATAGAATACCCTCAAGCGTTAAGATTGCTTTCAAGGATATTGCTGATACTTTTAGGGATAAGTATGCAAATAAAATGGGTCTGTCTGCAAAAAATAGCCAATACTCCATGTTTAAAAATATCGTAGACGAAACAAACATTGATGGGAACGGAGCTTTGCGTCAATGGGAGAACTTTATTAAGGGATATGGAAAAAGAGGAACGACTGACAAGACAATCGCTGACAATCTACTATCTGAACTTCCTGGCGGCAATAGCTTAAAAAGAGCGATTAACCTATACAATACTGGAAAAGAACTTTCTGATTTCGATATTCTTGGTCTTGCCCAGAATTTAGAGAAGCGACTTACCAATAAAACCATTCTAAGCCAAAACAAAACTGATCTAATGGAAAAAGTCCTGATCGGGCTAGACAATCACTTTAAGTCAACACCGAAACTAAGCAACAGGGCATTCATCGAAGAAGCAGAAAAGGCTCTTGCGGCAAAGGCTTTTATGGGAGGGTCTCCTAACATACTTCGTGTTCAAACGGTAGCCGCAATTATGGGGTTTAGTGGTTTGGTTGGTTTCATGAAAGCTGGACCAATTGGTGCAATGACTGGCTTGGGACTATCTTTGACGGCAACAAGTCCTAGGTCTATCGCAAAGGCTTTGGTTACTTTGGACAAGAAACTACCTCAAAAAGCGGTGAGTAAGTTTATATCAGGAGCTAAAAGACCAGGGCAGAAACTAATGAACTCGGTTGAGAAAAAGTTCGGCAAATACGCCAAGAAAGAAGATATCCTCAGGGCGTTGTTATCGGTTGCTTCTACGGCACAGGTAAGAAAAGGTCAATAGCCCCTGTATGCCGCCATCAGTAGGGCGATTAGCAGTATGATTATAATCGTTTCTATGCTCATGATAATTGTCCTTTACATAACATCTTCGTAGGATGACATTAAAAAGCGTCCTCTTTGCCCTTTAAGGCCGAATCTTTTGGTTTTAAGGTTTTCTATCCTCTTACGGAGTTTTAGGGTTAGAACTTTTCCGTATTTTACTTTACACTCCTTATTTGTTAATTCCTTATCCGCTTTGTGAAATTCGTATCCGCTTAATGTGAAGTTCTTGCCACCGATAGTTTTTATACTTATTCTGCATAGAGCATAAACCAACTTGAATTTTTTGCCAACAGGGTTGGTTATGGCTATTTTTATCTCAGGATAACTGCCCACGGGTTTGCCCTTTCAAAAATACTTGGGGGATTAGTTTAAACAGTTTAAGGTCTTCTTTGAATCTACCTTTGATAGTCAGCCAGATTCTAATTCTTCTGAGCATCCATGCAGGATTAAAGTAGAACCTGCGATATGCAGATTTCTTGGCGTTCTCAAGGTCTTTCAATGTCAACCCATCAGGTATATAGAGCGGATAGATACCCCTGAATCCTCTCGCTCCATTGATGTATCCGTCCAGGTCCACATTCGCCATGGAGTATATCTTAGAGCCTGGCATTGGCATAGTTATGTGAACCCCGATAGCGTCTGCACCAACCCTATTCCCGATTCGGATGGTTTCGTTCAGGTCTTGCTTGGTCTCCCGAGGAAATCCTACCATTAGGAACAGATTAGAGATGATCTTGCTTTCTTTGCAGATTTTAACTGCCTTTTTAATGCTTTCTTCTGATAGGTGCTTTCCGACAACCTCATTGCGTATTTTATCGCTTCCACTTTCAACCCCAAAATACAGTTCACGGCAACCTGCTCGTCTAAGAAGTTCTCCAAGCTCTGGAGTAAGCCTATCCGCTCTTGTAGAGGCAATCCATCGGCATCGAAGTCCTCGTCTAATAATTTCTTCGCACAGTTCTTTAGTTCTTGAGTAGCTTGCTGTAAAGCAGTCGTCCACGAATGAATACTGCCCGTTGCATTGTCCATACACAACCTCCATTTCATCTACGATGTTTTTAGCACTCCGATACCTGACTTTCTTTCCTCTCGCCGGGATAGCACAGAATATACAGTCAAACGGACAGCCTCGGCTTGCGAGTATCCCTGCGGCGGGAACTTCAAACTTTAACTGTTCTTTGCGTTTGTAAATCGAGTAGTCTATCAAATGCCTTGCCGGGAACGGCAGGGAATCTAAATCCTCGACCTGTTCTCCAATATTAACTCGGTCTATCTTTTCTCCTTTCTTTACCTTGGACACGATTTTTTCAAGTGTTATCTCGCCCTCACCTATCACGCAGAAGTCAAAGAACGGATATCTGTCTATAAAGGTCGGGTCTGAGGTTATGTGGACACCGCCTAGCCCGATCACAGTTTCAGGAAGATATTCTTTTAAAGACTTAGCCAGAGTAATCGCAGACTGTATGCCAGTAGTCATCGCTGAAATGCCTATAATTCGAGGATTTTGAGTAATAGCAAGACTAATAACTTCCCAGAGGTTTAATCCTTGGGCTGAGATATCCATTACCTTTACCGAGTGTCCTTTGCTTTCAAGGTAAGAAGCAAGATAAAGTATGTTCAGCGGATAGTAGGAAGTCTCATCACCGCCGTGGTCTTTAAACCTCAGCTTGTCGGCTTTGTCTTTATAAAGAATAATTGGTGAGTTAATTAGCAGAACGTCATTTCCCATGAATTAGAATCTCCACCGCTTCCCATAATGCTACCATTGCTATAAATATTATGTATGCAATGCTTATCGGTATCCCGGCAAATAATAATGCCACAACTGCAAATAACATTTTTGACGCTTCGTATAACCTATTCATCATCAACCCCCATAGTTTTATTTGTTTATTATGTAAACAATCCCTCTTAGAAAAATCAACCCCATAACTGCAAGCGCAAATAATGGATTTGACAAGAATCTTTTCCACTTTCCATTTTCAAGGAACACCCAAAAGCATCTCCACCAGAACGATAGAACTTTATCATTGGGGTTCTTAGTTGTGTATTTGCTCATACTCTTTGAGTAGTATGCTTTTTTCTTAAGATATTTTATTAACCCAATATCTGCCTCATTGTGGATCAAACTATTTAATGTTATCCCCTTGCATCCCACTATTCTTCTGTCCCAATCGCTATCTTCTGGGCCGTGCATAGTTTCGTCAAACATAGGACAAATTGATTTCTTGACAAACCTTACCACGTCAACTGCAGTTCCATTATAAAATCCTCTTTCCCAATTTCTAATTTTGTTAAACAGGCTCTTCCCCATTACCTTTTCTGGGATATATAATGAATCGAACCCATTCATTTTGTCAACACATTCACTAATCAATCCTTTTTCTATTGTATGATCGCTGTCTAAAATAAGTAAGTATTCTCCCTTGGCTTTGCTTATTCCGATGTTTCTCTGGGCAGATCGTTCTAACCCTTCATCGACAATTATTATTTCCGTATCTTTGAATGTCGATTCTTTTACAGATAAAACTAAATCAGAAACATCTTCTCCTCTTCTTATCGGCACTATAACGCTTACTACTGGATTGTTTTGTTCATCCATAAAATAGTATCCTTTCTGTTTTATCTTGCCCACAGTAACGCAACGGTTTCATTCCAGACATCTTCTGACCTGTTCTTCCACGCCCATTTCTCGTGAGTGTATTCTAATGCCTCAGCAGACAATAGATTGTAGGTTTCCTTGTTGTTTAGTAAGGCAATTATCGAATCGGCAAAGACGCCATCGTTAAAGCAAGGCACTCTGACAACTCCTTTTTCGTAATACTTCCTTAGCGTATCAAGGTCAAAGCACACCCCCGGCAGTCCGAAAGCCATACACTCTGCCATTGCCATCCCACCGCTATCGTAGGTAGCGGGATGGACCACCACTCGGCATTGTTTAATCAGGTTATCTCTCTCAACGCTATACTTAAATCCTGCAAAGGTTACGCTCTCGTCTGCTAATCTCTTGCACTCCTCAAGCAAAGCACCATCTCCGATCATCAGCATCTTGGCGTCTGGCTTTTTCTCTAGGACTTTTCTCCATATCTTCATCATCTTGAACACTCCTTTTTGATGATGGAATCGCCCTAGATAGACAACATCATACATACACGCCTCCTTTCACAACTACCGTCCTTGGGAACTTGTCTTTATCAGAATCCGACGTTACAAACACCACGTCAGCGAATTTGCGGATTATAGGATAGCTGACCCTCTGGCACAGCCAGTAAGCAATCCCTCGGAATCTGTCATTTTTATAGGGATTGTCCACTGCCCAGGGGGAAGGGCAGAATAAGTAGAAGCCAGCTATCCATTTAATCCTCGGATTGAACAACTTAATCATAAACACAGGTATCATATCCGGCAGAAAGTCCGACACGCTGTATATCAAGTCGCAGTCCAAGTCGTTAAACAAGGCAAACCTAACTCCGTGCCAGAGCTTGTAAAGTGTGTTTTTAAATATAGACCACTTACTAAACTTATCTTTTAGTTCTATCTTCTCGCAAATCGGTATCTTCATTATCCTCGTATCCGGGCAGTATTCTCTTGCGGTTTCGATAGCTTCTTCACTACCGATGACGGTAATGTCCATGAACTCTACCCAATGCTTTGCAAGGGAAGTCCAAATCGTATCTCCACCGCTCAGACCTACACCGATGTTATTTATTGCAAATATGGCTAATCTCAAGCAATTTCTCCTTCATATATTCAAGTTCTGCATAACCAATCCCAGGATATACTCCAATCCAGAACACGTTGTTCATAATCCAATCGCAGTTTTTTAAATCTCCCACAATCCGGCAGGGGATGTTACGATACGCAGGCTGTCTTAAAAGATTCCCCCCGAACAACATCCTTGTAGCGATTCCGTTCTTCTCAAGGTGTTCTACAATCTCTACCCGATGCGTCGAGAATATGGGAAATCCAAACCAGCAAGGCTCTGACTTCGGGTTAGGCTCGATGCCCCCAACAACATCGTAAAGGAATTTGTAGTTTCTCTTTCTTATCTCGCTGAATCCAGGCAACTTTTTAAGCTGTTCTATCCCGATAGCCGCTTGCAGGTCGGTTGACTTTAAGTTATATCCGATATGAGAATAGACATACTTATGGTCGTATCCTCTAGGTAAATCTCCGTGTTTCTGGGTGAACCTGTTCTTGCAGGTATCGTCGTGTCCCGGCAGACACCAGCAATCTCTACCCCAATCCCTGAACGATAGCACGGCTTTGTGGATAGCAAGGTTTCTTGTCAGCACCGCACCACCCTCTCCGCAGGTAATGTGATGAGCAGGGTAGAACGACATTGTAGAAACATGCCCAAAAGAGCCTGTGTATCTGCCTCGATACTTACTACCTAAACTATCGCAATTATCTTCGACCAGATAGATTCCTCTGTCCTCTGCAATGTCAAGCAGTTCGTCAATGTCCACTGGATTTCCAAGAGTATGAGCAAACACTATCGCTTTAGTCCTGTCCGTGATTGCTTTCTTGACTTCCTGAATCGATATGTTCAGGGTTTCCTTGTCAGAGTCTACGAACACCGGTGTTAGTCTATTCTGGATAATTGGGTTGACTGTGGTCGGGAACGCCGCCGCTGTCGTGATAACTTCGTCCCCTTCCTTGAGTGCCTTATCACCTAAGAGTTTAGAGGTGAGTGCAGAGATAGCAAGCAGATTAGCCGATGAGCCTGAGTTGCAGACCGCACAATGGCTTACTCCAATAAACTTGCTCAATTCTTCCTGAAATATCTCTGTCCTCTTACCATGGACCAGCCAGAAATCTTTCGCCGCTTCTATGAGTGCGTTTACTTCCTTTTCGTCGTGGACAATGCCAGCACATTTTATTTTCATCTTTTTATCCTTATGTATCGTGGGGTTGGAGTTACGCACATAACCAGTTCTTTTAATTCATCGGTGTCTTTCGGCTCGTGAACTGCCATTGGTATCGCCGACATAATTTTTAAGTCCTCGTCATCGGGGCAGTTATGAGATACTCCATAGCCTGGATATGCGTCCTTGCCACCAATCCCGACTATTGTTATAGGAAGTTTCTCGTAGGCAACGCAGTTTCTTATCTGCTCGAACGCTCTAAAGCACACAAAGGTAGACATGGAATACACAAATACCCTTTTCTTCGCTACGGCAAGCCCAGAGGCAATTCCTACCATATTCTGCTCTGCGATACCACAATTGATAAATCTATCGGGAAATAGCCCTTGTAGGCGTTCTACGAAGCCCCAGCCGACATCCCCTGTTAAAAACCATAAATTAGAATCTTTTCTCATCTCCCTTGCCACAGTATCGAATAGTGTTTGCCTCATTGTGGACACCTGTAATGGTATTCGTTGCTATCTTCCATATACTTGAATCCTTTCCCCTTGGTAGTGTTGGCGATTATCGCAACAGGTTTCTTGGAGTAAGACACCGCTCTAAATACATAGGTCAGTTCTTCAAGGTCGTGTCCATAGCAAGTTCTTGTATCCCAGCCGAATGAGTTAATCCTTTTGTCTAACGGGTTCAGGCTTAATATATCCTCAGTCTTTCCTAACCCCTGCCAGCCGTTCCTGTCTATGACCACCCTGAGGTTTTTCAGCTTATGGTGAGATGCAAACGCCAATGCTTCCCAGACCTGACCCTCTTGGCACTCTCCGTCTCCCATGACCACGAACACCATTTTATCACGATTGGCAAGCGCAACTCCACAACCGATTGACAACCCCATGCCTAAAGACCCTGAAGAGACGTTCACGCAATGACCCCTGGTTGCCATTCTAGGCTTATCGCTGACGTCCTCAATTCCCCAGATTGCGTATAAGCAGTTAATGGCGTGTCCTTTTGAAAGGATAAGTTCATCTCCCTGACCCATTACTCTGGTGATCGCCATTAGTATCTCGACACAGGACAACGATGAAGCCACGTGTGAAGACTTGGTGTCCTTGTGTAGTTTATAAATCTGTCCTCGGATAGAGCGTGGTTTAAAAGCCAGTTTTCTCATAGTATTTAATCAATTCCCCAATCCCCTTGTCTAAAGGTGTTAGTTCCATCCCTGTTTCGTGTAAAAACTGCCTTGAGTTCGAGCCGTAAACTTCGTCCGATTCGTGGTCGATTGTATAGTCCACCCTGATAATGTCCGCTATCTGGCTCAGCTTGACGTGATTTCCAGAACATACATTATAAGCCGACTGATTCGGAGTGTTCTCCAAGAACCACTTCACCGCTTTGCAGAGGTCGTTTACATACAGATAGTCAAAGCTCAGGTTGTTAAATATTCTTACTTGCTTACCCTGAATCTTACTTATGATACAATGCGAAATGAACCTTCTGGACACGTCTTCATACTTGCCATAGACCCCATAAAGTCTGAGATTGTAGATATGCTTTGTCTTCCAGGTATGCTCGTTCATTATCTCTTTTGCCAGCCCATAGTCTGTGTTTCTGCCCTCTGCACCGCTTCCAAAGTAAACCATATCCACGTTCTGCCTTGCGAGATTGAAATACGACCTGACCATATCTTCAAAGCTGTCCTTGTCGCTACCTGCGGCGTTTATAATAAAGTCAGGTCTTTCAGTCTTGAAGTATTCGTTTACCTTGTCCTTGTCAGTAAGGTTTACCTCGTTTCTGCTAGGATGTAAAATTGTATATATGCCCGAACAGGACAGGTATTGAATCAGGTTCTTGCCGATGAATCCGCTACCGCCGAATATGACTATTTTCATTTCGGAATCCTCCTGTATAGCAAGACGAGTTTTCTCAGTATACTTCTCGGAGTAAGTAGTGTAAGCAACGCCCAGAACCAAAACTTAATCGATAATAGGTTCTTCTTGCGGTGCTTGATAAGAACCCCAATCTCTCTTAGTAACTGTTTATGCGTTCCGTAGTTCTTTATCTGGACCAATCCGACATAGTTTCTCAGTATCAATTCGTCCCTGACCCCCTCGTCGTCAACAACGCTCATCCACAACTCGGTCGGGGACTTGAAGTAAACCTTCGGGTTCATGGAACCGCTATACCCTGTTCTTACGGCGATCGTAGGATAAGGAATATAGACAACTCGGTTTGACTTCTTTATCATTGGGTATGCCACGCTTGCCATTTCGATAAACGGCTCGTTCGAGAACTGATTTAGCATCTTGCTTTTTTTAAGCACTATCCCAGAAATCTGGTCTAATCCCGACACTGAAGATAGCGTGTTGTTTTCATACATTTCCTTTATCCTTATCGGCTTATTAACATCCTTGTCGAACCAATAGTATCTTCTTGAAACTACGCCGACATCGTCTATGGACATTACCGTTGAGATAAGATAGAACAACGACTTCTCAATAATAACGTCATCACCGCACAGAAAGAATATGACATCATTGCTTGCCAGGTTTACGCCTTTCTGCAGATTCCTACCGCACCCAAGATTGACCTGGTTGATGAACACTTTGACCAGAGGATTCTCCATGTAGTTTACAACAAGAACCGTATCGTCCTTTGAATAGTCGTCAACAAGGATAATCTCGCTCGGAAGAACTGTCTGTTGCATTACACTATCAATGGCTTCCTTGATTGTTTTCTCATTGTTGTAGGTCGGTATGACCACGCTTATTTTTTCCATAGTAAGAACTCCCAATTATAATATCCCACGATTGGTAGTTTGATTTTCCTCAGCCAAGCCAACAACTTGTTCTCCTCGTAGATATGCCCCTGCAACCCAAGCCTCGGAAGAATAAAGTCTGTAATCGAGAACCATTGTAAAGTCTTTTGGTCTTTTAAAATGTTGAAGAGTGTGCTTAGTCTTAGCTTGAGCGAGATGTCCGAGTATTCCCTGACGTGGGTAGGGTCGAGCGTTCTTTGTCCTTTGGCGTTGAAGTGATACCCGAAATTAAACTTCTTCTTGAACATGGTCGAAAGATACATCTTACCGCCTGGCTTTAGAACTCGGTAGGCTTCTTTTATCAGCTTTCCGTCGTCATTGACGTGTTCAATAACCTGATTGCAGATTATGGTGTGGAACGAATTGTTCGGGAAATTCTTTAAGTCGGTTGCGTCCTGACAATAGACGTTTACTTTCTTTAGCTCGGAATTGATTCTCTCGCACCGACCTTGGTCTATCTCTACTGCGGTTACCCGGCTGTGGTCTAAAAGATTTCTTGACAGTATCCCATAAAGTATTTCTCCGTCGCCTGCGCCTAAATCAAGTATGTCTGCATTGAAAAGTTTTGTATCGTTTATTAACTCTGGATAACTATTAGTGTAAAATCTGGTAAAACTTCCCCCCATATAAACCTCCTGTCTATAGTCCGTAATCTGTGTCTGAATTAGTTTCTAGGTCTGCGAGCATTAACGAAATCCCCTCAATCTTTTCCTGTAACTGAAAGTCTTTAAACTTCTCAATTTTGCTGTGTCTTTGGCACAACAAAACATACTTGTCATACCCAAACCTATTGATATACCACATTGTAAACTTTTGAGGTCTTGATTCGTGGTTATAGTTACACCCCTTGCATTGAACGTGGCAATTTCCGTCCGGTGCGGTATCCCAGCGTGTCGAATACGACGTCCTTGTCAGCAGATGACCACAGGTCGGGTTTTCCTTTTTTCCGCAGACCACGCAGATATTTCCACCGACTTTGCGGATAAACAAGCTGTGAACTCTGTCCAGCTCTTTTACTAATGCTTTTCTTGATTTCTTCTTAATAACTTTCTTCTTACGCACTTATCACCTCGACTTCAAATGGATAGACCTGAATCTGCGTTAAGTCTTCTCTTCTTACGTTAAGCTGATCTCCATATCCAGCCATATCTTCTTTCCACAAGACAAACAATCTTTCTCCTGTAAGTTTGTGAGTTACAATATCTCCAGGTTTCATTTCAAGCACCTCCACATCTTCGGGTTTTCCCTGATTACGGTTAAGAGCATATTCGCCAACCCCTCGGTCAGTCTTTCGTCCTCTCTCTCGCTCAACCCCTCTCTCTCGCCCAGAAACTGTAGCATAGCGTGAATAACTTCGTGCAGGAATGTTTCGATTGTGTTTGACCTTTTACTAATGTAGATTATCCTCTTCTTTAGGTCGCACAATCCCCAAACCTTCTTTCTTCCCAGCCAGAGTTTCTTTACAACTTTTACCTTGTAAACCCGACATCCTATCTTGACTGTTTTTGGTAGTTCCATTATTCCCACTTTCCCACCATGGTTAGTGTTTCCGCAAATACATAAAAATGTATATTTATGAGCATTACATCTCGAACCAAATCCGCTTCTCGCTTCCGTCCACTCCAGGCCTGATATAGGTCGTAACAGTTCCGAGGTCTGCCGGGGTGTAGAGCTGTTTCTCGACATAGGTTGTTGCATCCTCGACATATCCTTTTAAAAATGAGCCTGTCATTACAGAGTATTTCTTCTTCTGGACTAGGTTGCAGTTCTTGTCTAGTCCCAATCTGACCATTGGCGGTGCGATTATCTTCTTGTGTCCATGCCCCATATACACAATGTCGCAATCGAATATGTTCGAGGCGTCGTCTAGGACGTTTACTTTGCTTCCGTTTCTTCTTCCTCCTCCGTGTCCGTGGTTAGCGTAGATGTCTATGGTCTCTACGCATCTTGAATTTTGTTTTGTAGAATTGGGAGTTCTCCTGATAAAGTTCAGCCTGATGAATCCGTCATAGCCTAGATAGGGAGCGTTGAGTTCTCTGGCAAGTTCTAGACTTACGTCATAGTAAGCGGTAAGTCTTATTTTCTCTTCGTGGTTTCCAGCCAGAACTCCGAGGACTTTACCTTTAAGCGGTGCAAGGTAATCAACTGCGTCTTCAAGCTGTCTCCTGATTAGGTGGGATAAATCTGTTACGTGGTATCTCTTGTCGATACTTCTTGGGTCGAATCGTTTGTCTGCGATCGTGATACTCTCGCAAATATCGCCCATTAAAACTGTATAGGCATTGTCATCCTCGGCTATTCTTTTTACATCTTCAATCAGTCTCTCCCTGTAGAATCCGATGTTTCCGATATGCGAATCCCCGATCGGGATAATCTTGAAAACATCACTCCTTGACGTATGGTCGATAGTCCGTTTGAATATGTTCAACTATTCCCCCTTTCGTTGCTCAAGTTCACCAATTCTTTTATCAAGTTCATCCAGTCTTTGAGACAGGGAATAAATATTGCTTTGAATCGACTTGAATAAATTCGTAATCTCTATAATCTCTCCGTTGATGATAACCTCCACACAATCATACATTAAGCACCCCCCTTGTCGCTTGGTTCACTTGGACTCCTTTCCGTTCTATAACATAGGACAATTGTTCTATGTCCGTTCACGCCCCATAAACTTATCGTTCACGCTGTAACAAAAAACACTATTTATTTGTGACTGGTCTTCCGTATGTTATCGGGTCAAGCTGGTCAAATCCATCCTTGGGATATAGGTGTATTCTCCCTTCGTGCATCTGAATAACGGTGTTCCCCATTACAACAATGTCCTTGGCTGTTTCCACTACCAATAGTTGTTGGGTTTCCTTTGTTGAGGCAAAGGCAACAATTACAACAATTAAAACAACCGCCATGATTGCCAATATTTCCTTGAGCTCCATTCTTCCCTCCTTTTTCAATGTCCACTCTTGCTAAATGTCCACTTTTTACTGGACTAAACTTCCTCGACGGTTACTTTGACTTTGGCGGTTTTGGTAACGGCATCCAGTATCTAACATCGTAATCATCTTCACACTCATAATTGTTTTTATCAGCCAAATCTAAACCAGAACCAGAGTGAACACACCAATACCACCCCTCATTTTCGACATAGCTACGTATCATCGGTAATATGTATAAACTTCCATCATAGCCGCTTTCTAGACAAGCAAGCACCGGAATATCAAACCTTGGCAACCTATCTTTAGTGGCTATCCACGCCCTAATCTCTTTGTGCTTTTTCATTTCTCTCCTTTCGCCATCTCATCGTGGATTGCCTGGGCAATATCTTCGAGCAAATCAGGGTCTAAAACTTTTTTACTATTTCTATCTGTGCAGTATGCTTGCGCCGAAATGCTTCTTATCTCCTCCACGCTCAGCACCCTGCCCTTCAGCTCGGCAATCTGTCGCTCGTGTTCCGCTCGGCTGATGTAGTCCTTGGCGATTAGGGTTCGGAAGTCATCTATCATTAAATTATGAATCTCTATTGCCGCACAGGACATACACGTTAAAACATCAGCTGGACCATCTATAGCATCTTTATGTAGCCCACATTCTTTTTTCTCCGGCATCTTCACCGCAAGCCAACGCTCGGCGAGGGAAAGTAATCTGTTCATTGCTAACATCTGTTCTCGCCCGGCATTTTTCTCCCAAAATTCCAATTCGTCCTTAAAATATTTTACCGCTTCCCGAATTTCTTTTTCGTCCATCACTTCACCCCCTCTACAGGTCTTTAAATAAAATTCTAAATTCATCACTATCCCCTACCGCTACTTTTTTCTTGCAAGATTTGCATACGGGGTCAAAAGTCCCATCACCAAGTATTTCCCACTCCTTGTGTTTACATTTTCTTTCCTCTGCCGTTGACCGGATGACTACTAATCTTCTGCATCTAAAGCAGACATTGGGGTAGAGTTTGGTCAATTTATCCTCACAAGAACAAGTTTTATCATATAAAATCGGAGTTGTATATTCATACGCAGGATGTTTTAAATATCCCATCACTTCACCCCTTTCATTTGCTATGCACGGTTAATTTTTTGAGCTAAAATCTTGTCCTTGGGATAATACAGTAAGTCGATACATTCAAGGTGAATTTGTTCTGCCTGCATAAGCCCATCTTCCTGAGTGCCATTGATTCCAACCAGCACAACCTCGCCTAATTTGCTTTCTTTGCAAATCGGGCATTTCCACCCACCTGATAAATTTGGATTTTTAAATATCTTCATCTTCGTCCTAATAATTTTTTTTTAAACAGTTTCCCACATAATGCACTCTTGCCTTCACCAACATAGTCATTCAATCCTTGCCAAACTTCAAACCACATACAAAATAGTTTGTCATATATCGGTCTGGACTCCCCTCGCAATAAAGAACGGTCCATAGAACAAAAAACATACTGGATAAAATACTCTTCCGCTTTTTCTGATTCGTTCATTCCCCCACCTCCTCCACTTTGACGTGTTTGCACCCCCTGCACAGTGATACTTTACCGAGCAGTGAGTTAAATTTTCTCATTTTAGACTCGCACTTCTTCCGCTTGCAGGTTAGGATTAGTTTCATTGGGATTCATACCTGCTTAAATCACACCTGTTCCAACCAGGACAATTGTCCAGACTGCAAACCAATCTACTCCCCCTATGATTTCTTTTTTTTTCTACATACACTCCGTGATATTTCCGAAGATGTCCGCAGGAACATTTATTGCTATGATTTAATTTCTTCACACAATCACCTTCCCATCTCTAATTCTGCCCCTCTCCGTCAATAACTTAATTGCCTTTTCTTCTTCAATCTGCTCAGGCGTTTTCTCGGATTGGGTGCGGAGAGGGTTTTTCTGTTTTAAGATTGCCATAAAAATAGCGGTATAGTCCATATCACACTTCACATCAAGCAAAAACCAATCGTGGTGTCTCCCCACGACTTTTTGTTCTGGACTGCCTGCTGAGTAAATAGTATCCCCATAATGCACCTCTTTCCCATTCTTATCTACACCCAGCGGTTTGTGGTAATCGACGCAGACCCAACATTGCATAACTTCATGGTTAACGGTGTCTTCATCTTCAGTTAAAATTGCCCTTTCAATTGTTTTTTCCCAATTTCCTCGAATAAATTTATTTCTTCCTTTTGCTCGGATATGACAGCATGTCCCATCCGTGTCCCTGCACACCATCCCAACCTCAATCCCGACTTCCTGACCTGATAGGTTTTTCATTTAATCCACCGTCTTTCTGGCTTCTTCGCTTTCATAGTCCCATTCCCTCTCGATAATCTTTTCTATCGGGCGGGCTTCTATGGTCTTTAATCCGTGTTCCTCGTGGTCTACCTGCACCGCATTTTCTGCCAGTAAATACATCACGCCGTCTTTCTCGTAAACCTTTAGCCCTGTCGTGTCCTCGATGACATGAGTATGCACTCCCTCGCCACGCTCAAGAATAAACCCTCTTTTCGGAAGTTTAACTTGCTTTGCCCCCTCCGGTATTTCATTAACTGCGATTAAAATAACATCACCATGCTGTAATACTCTTTTTCTCAGATCCATAACACCCTCCATTTTTATGCAACGACTGACGGCAGATTTTCCAAAATTCTTGCCTCGTCCTTTGCGGTTAATTTTTCTATTTCATCTGCGTTTACCATGCTCAACTGAAACGCCCTTGCGTGTATTGCCTTTGTGCATTGCGGCGGCACAGGTTTACAAAAAAACACTCCCGGCACGCTGGCGTGTTCGTAATACAAATATTTTCTGCGAATATCTGTATTCGGAAGTTTCACCTCATAAAGTTTATATTTCAATCCCTGCGGCTCATGCGTCCATTCGTCCAGCGTTTTGGGATTGAGTTTTTTAATTAACCGCTCTGCCCCAATCTTGCGGATTATTTCACGCTGAACATCTGCGTTTTTCTCGTCTAAAACTAATTGCACGTCTAATTTTTCGGCAGGTGTTTCGGCGATATGTTTGGGAACGGCAATTCCGTTTAATGTCCAGCATTTAAAACCGTCTGCGTATTCTACCGACGATCCACCATCGCAATGCAATGACCCGTTTTTCATATTTATTTTTATTGGTTTTTCGCTTATTACACAGAAATCTTTAAACGGATAGACCCAAGAAATATCTGATAACCCTATTAACATATCCCATTTTTGTTGTTCATTAAAAACAATGCTCAGCTCTTTATTTATAAACTCGTAAAATCCGAAATATCCAGCCCAAAACGATAAATTTAGGTAGGGATAAACGAAATTCCTGACCTGATTCCTGACCTGATTCCAGACCTGAGTCCTGACCTGATTCTCGACCTGATTCTCGACCTGATTCCAGACCTGATTCTCGACCTGATTCCTGACCTGATTCCAGACCTGATTCCAGACCTGATTCCCGACCTGATTCTTGACCTGATTCTCGACCTGATTCTCGACCTGATTCTCGACCTGATTCCTGACCTTATTCCCGACCTGATTCCAGACCTGATTCCAGACCTGATTCCCGACCTGATTCCCGACCTGAGTCCAGACCTGAGTCCAGACCTGAGTCTCGACCTGATCCCAGACCTGATTCTCTGATATTTTTTTATCACCATAAAAAAGGTTATGGCACAAGATAACCGCCATCCAAGCCTCTAATGGAGACTGCATAATTATGACAGGAACGTCTTGGGTATTGCCTAATATTTCTCTGTCAAACTCATGCAGTCTCTCTATTGCTGACTTTCGGTCTATCCTATCAGTAGATAGCCCTATTTTAAGCCACTTGTTTTTGTATTCTTCAAGTTTACTCTCTTGCTCTTTTGTTAGTTTTTCTATTTTCATTTCTCCCCCCTAAAACATTGGTTTAATTGTATTTTTCAATCTCTTGACTGCAATCTCGCAATACTTCTCGCTTATTTCTATGCCTATGCACTTGCGGTTTAATTCCTTGCATGCTACGGCGGTTGTCCCGGAGCCGAGGAAGGGGTCTAAAACATAGTAACTGTCAGTTAATTTAACTATTCTAGACATCAATTTTACAGGGACAGGACATGGATGGTCTGTTTTTTCATTTGATACATTTTTAACCAGCTGAATATCGCAAAACCAATCATACATATCAACAAACTCATTAACCCTCTCATCATTTGGATTTTTACATTTTTGTTTTTCTAATGAATAATTTACATTGCTACCATAAATATTTACTAATCGAAATTGCCGAGAAATGTTAGAATTATAACACCATGCCAATACCTCGTCTGGACACCCCCACGCCTTAACAAAATACTTCATGCTTTCTTCTGGGTATGAAATAAATGCCTTCTTAAAATCATTAAATAAATTTAAAACAGTTAAATAGTTATTTTCGTCAATATCAGCGTATCCCTTGGCTTTAAATCCAATCCCATAAGGCGGGTCAGTCAGCACCAAGTCAATGCTCTTGTCCGGCAACTCCTTCATAATCTCCAGACAATCTCCGTGGTAAATTGTTATGTCTTTTTCTTCGTAGTATGGTTTAATCATTTTTGTTTATACTCCGGACAATATTTAACATCGTTCTCGCCCCTGATCGGGCAGTCTTTGTTTTTACAGCTGGAACATTGGCTCATTAGAAAGGTATCTCCTCGTCTTGACCTGGTTTTGAAGAAATGTTAATGATTTCAGAAAGCAGATTTTTCATTAAAAAATATGATCTTGATAGTTTTTCTTCGTTGCCGTCTTGCACAAACTCAACCGCAAGTTTTAATATTTCTAAATTATTTACTTGACTTTCTTCTTTCTTGGGCGTATATTGCTTGGATTGATTCCCAGAAGATTGACCTTTATATTCGGTCTTTTCAAACTCAAACGCACCGCATACTCCGCACTTATACCCTGCCCAAGGCTTGTTGTTTTTCTTGCTTACTCCAGACTTCTTTTCCATCTCTCCACCACAATTACAAGTTCTCATATTGTCTCCTTTTTAACTGAACCATTCCGATCTAAATGTTTGCTCTGCTTTATCTAAACTCATTGTCTGAGGTCTGTTATGCTCTGAAAGTATATCCCGACACCTGCAGACATATTCCTCACTCCCGATTCTCTCATACGCTGGCAATAATACATTAGCCACAAAATAAGCATTTGATTCATTTTCCCTTACAAGCCTTGACGCTTTGGCAATATACGACCTAATCTTAAAAACTTCCTTTGTGTTCGCCACTTCTTTCTGCTTGTCTGGCTTGAGTTCCAAGTATTCGTCCGTTCCGGCTGGTCTTTCCGGCTCGGCATGGGGCAGGAAGCAATCTAAGTTTCCATGGTCTGCAAATGCCGACGCTACTAACTCTTCTCGCTTGCTGTCGTCTTTCTCTGACTCGATTATCTTACGCATCTTAGTCATCTCTTCTGGGATTTGGTAATATTCTCTTCTCACTTTACACCTATTTTCTGCTTAAACTCCGCTAGCTTTTTATCCTCATCACTCACACCAGGCATTTCCACCCAATCTTGCCAATTATTGAAAAAAGTAGAGCCGTGTTGCACATAACCGCTTAAAACTTGCCTGGATTGCTTGTAATGCATTATCGCCTTCTTTAGGTCGTCCAGGTCGGCTTGGGTCCTGATCGTGGCGGAAAAGTGCCTTGCCGCCGCTTTTTTGCCTATTTTAAGCGGGTATAGTTCCCAGATTTCGTCAAAGTTGAAAACTGGCGCAACCTTTTCTGGTTTTTCGTTTGCCTTTAAAGTGGTTGAATTTTCTTCAAAATGCACATTATTCTTATCTATTCTATTCTTCTCTATTCTACTCTTCTCTAGGCTACAGACTTTTGATTCTTCCGTAACTGAAGAAATAAAGTTCTGTAACATTTGTAATGTCAATGACATTGGGCGATTATCAATGTTAAAGTATTTTTTCCAGAATGCATCATCATTTGGCAGTGGTCGCTTCGCTTTGAGTTCCAATAAAATGATGCCTACAAGCCGCCATTTGTCAACCTCGTTTTCGATCAAATCCCAATCTGGATCACCTGCGATTGCCGTAAAGCATATTTTCCCCCAAACCAAATGTCTATCTTTGTATCCTGGATGATACTTTTCTAGGTTTCTGACCGTTACATATTCCATTGATTTATCTCCCTAAGTATTATCTCCCAAGCTCTTTAGCTCTGCTCTAACATTCCGCCCAATCTCCATTACGCTTTGAAGGCTGTCCTGGGCTTTGTTTTTCTTGGTCTTCCACGCCCTATAGGCAATCTCAGCTTCTAATGTTTTAGCTTTAATCCCGCCGAGTTCCTTACTATCATCAAGTATATATTCAATGTCCTTAATTGCCTTACCGCCCTCTGCTTTAAGCCTTAAATAAGCCCTTGCCCTCTCTTGTCGGTATGCGTGATCGCCTTTAATCATCTCGGCATAAGAAGCGTTCTCTTTTTCGGCATACTCTGCAATCTTAGCTGGGGCAACTTCAAGGATTTGGTTGATTTTTAGTATATCCACGGCTTATCCTCTCTTAACTTTCTTCCGCACTCAGGGCAATACATATCCAGCTTGCTAATTTCGCATTTACATTGCTCGCATAAGAGCTTTTTATTGACAAGCTCAGTTCCACAATCAAAGCAATATTTGTAACTTTCTTTGGTGTTCTCAACGATGCATTTTTCGTTTGGGCATCTCATTCTTTCCCCCTTGTTTTCTCGTCCTCGTCTCGCATATCTTCCCGAAATTCTTCCCAATCTTCCGCGCAAACATCATTGCAGAAAAAGCCTTCCTGGGTTTCAATCATCAGGTCTTTTTCTTCCCACTCTCCACAGACACGGCATTGCTTTTTATTATTGTCTTTCGGCCCTCTGGTGTAATAGTCATTTGACCACTTGCCAATGTCCTGATCGTTTTTTATTTGGTTATCCATATTACCTCCGAAAAAGAAATCCCCGAACAAGAGGTGCAATGAGAACAAATCGGAAGGGGTCTCGAAGTGTTTTCGCTCTTGCTCAGGGATTTAGTTTTTAGTTTTGGATTATTTGCCCTCATTGCCCCTCCATTGTATTATACTTTAGTATAATTGTCAAGTTATTTTTTTTCTGATTCTGGTTTGCTTTTCTTGCCGCATTTCCGGCAGACTATTGTTCCGTCGGTAAGGCAATAAGTAAAATTAGATTTACAAATAGGACAACTCATATTTTCACCTCCTCAAATAATTTATGAACATCGTTATTGTTCTTTAACTCTGTGCAAAACGTAGCAACTTTCTGTGTAATCGTAACACCGCCTTTAATAAAATCATCACCGCCCTGCATCTGCTTTTTGATCGCTTTTTCTAAAATCTGGCAATATAAAATTACCAATTCTAAATCAACATTTTCTTTTTCAACCATCATTTTAACGCCTCCTCATATGTTTTTATCCTTTAAAACTTGTTTATACTTTTCCAAATATTCCCCGAACCCTGACTTTGCTAACACACCAAAAACAGGCAACATCTCTTTCCGGAATCGTTTTTTAATGCTTCCCCAACAAATGCGATGGACTGCAATTTCTCCGATATAAGACCATTGCGCAGGGGTAAACGCCTTTACTTTTTCTCGTCTAACAAGCTCAATGAAAATGTCATGGCTTTCTGAGTAACTTTTTGCGCCATCAAGATATGCGCCACCAAGATATGCGCCACCAAGATTTGCGCCACCAAGATATGCGCCATCAAGATATGCGCCACCAAGATATGCGCCACCAAGATTTGCGCCATCAAGATTTGCGCCACCAAGATATGCGCCACCAAGATATGCGCCACCAAGATATGCGCCACCAAGATTTGCGCCATCAAGATATGCGCCACCAAGATTTGCGCCACCAAGATTTGCGCCATCAAGATTTGCGCCAACAAGATTTGCGCCACGAAGATTTGCGCCACCAAGATTTGCGCCACGATTACGCTCTAAACAATCCTTTACGCTCTCATATTCTCCACACAAAATTATCTTATCATCCCACCTATTTTTAATTTCTATTTTCATTTTAACCATTCCTCCCCTCTGCATTTCGTCCTCCAATTACAATAAGAATAACACTCTTTCGGCTTGCCTGTTTTTTTGTCGTTGCCGTAGGCCCTCGGACACATATTCGGTAATTTATCCTCTGCCCAAATCTCGACAAGTTTTTTTAATTCTGCTTTAACCTCTGGCTCAAATCTTGCCAAGGGAAGCGGAAGCTCCTTTATGCAAAGATCGTCCTTACTGATAAAGACAAGCTCTGCTTTAGGCTTCTTTAGGAAATAAGCATATGAACATACCTGGAGAATATTGCCTTTCTTTTCCTCATAAATGTCTTGAGCCTTTTCCATATACCAAAAACTTTTAGAATGCTGGCTCTTAATATCATAAACACAATCGTCCGTTACGATATCCGCAAAGCCGTAAAAATGTTCTGTCTTTATCTCAACCTCTACCTGATGCGGAGGAAGAAAGCCCTGTGCGAAGTCGTGGAATAGTTTTCCGGCTCTAAAAACTCGCAAGCTCCTTGCGTCCGGGGCATTGCTTTGCGGCTCATTCTTACGATTCCAGTATTGTGCTCTCCAGCACCGTCCGAACATTGACGGGCTGTATTTCCCTGATCGCTCCCTTGTCGCTCTTGCCGCCTGTTCTTTGGCAAGGGCTTCATCAATTAGTCTTTCTATCATTTAGCATCCTCCTATTGAGTAACGGCAATAATGCTTCTTGCCCCTCTTAACTAATTCTGCTTTAATTTCGTATCCTAACCGCCTTAAATCCAAAATTCTGGCACTTAATCGCATACAGCTAAACTTTCTTAACGCCTGTAACGGTGTTATGCTTTCTCCCTTGAGCATATGGACTAATATTTCCCCTGCTTGGCACATATTACCTCCCGCACAAAATGGTTTCCTGATTAGTTTCGACAAGCTCTCTATGGCATACATGGCAAACATCTTCCTCATCTTCCCTGAGTTTCGCTCCGCAAAACCTACAATGCAATTTATCCATAAATTCCCCCTTATTCCTTGTAGAATTTTAATCTTCCAATCTGCTTTACAAACTTAACCTTACTTGCCCAATACGGTGTTGCGCTTGTGTCGTGGTATAAGTCTACAATATCCCCCCTTTCTGATAATTTCCAAGCTTGCTCTGCTCTGTCCAATTCTGCCTTTGTTCTTGGTTTCTGCCTTATGCCCTTATCCCAGCAAGAAAACTGCTTAGGCTGTAAACACACCTCAGACGGCGTTAAATGCCTTTGTTCTGATCTGACACGTATTACCCTTGCCACAAGTATTTGTGCTTCAAAAGGCTCTCCAGACGCTTCCCTGGCTATAGTTTCCGTAACCACGTCCGCATATACAAGGCCGGAGAAAAGTAAGAATATAATTAGAGTCTTCATTGTTATCCCCAGTTATTGGTTAGTTAATCTATCACTCTTAATCCAAATTCTTTTTCATCAATAACATTTAGGTTTATATATCCATAATCCTTGTCAATACTTTTAAAAGGTTTAGATTTTAAAAACTTTCCATTCATTGATAGTTTATAATATGATCCATTCTTATCAATATAGCGTATATCGTAACCACTCCTAACTTTTTTGTAATATTCCATCTTCCCCTCCTTATTTGTGGAGAGACCATTCCCTCCATCCACTACCAAGTATACCACGCACTCACAATTTGTCAATAGTTAATTAAAAAATATTTTAAAATAAAAAAAGAAAAATATTGACAAATATCTAAAAGTGTGCATATAGTTAAGCATGGAAATCTCAGACGATAAAACACAAGAGGGAACACAAGAAAGCCCAAAAAATGAAGTAACACAAAGCGAAGTAATCGTAACACCTCAACAAAGGCAAAAAAAAATAAAGCACAAAAGGGTAGCAAATAAAATATTAAAAGGAAAGAATCCCGTTGCCGCATATCAGTCCGTTTACCCCCAAGCAAGAGAGTCCACAGCAATCAGCGAAGTATCAAGGCTATTATCAAGTGAAGAGATCAAAAAATATATGAGCGATCAGCTGGACAAACAGGGGTTGGGAATTATAGCGTTAAATAAAAAACTCAGGCCACTCACGGAAAGCCCAATGAAAGCGATCTCAGGTAAATATGGTATAGAGTATGTGCCGGATAACGCAATCAAGCTGGCCGCAATCCAAGAGGGATATAGACTACACAAGCTAACAGACGCAGTTAAGCAGGACAATCGCAAGGTAATAGTTAATATCATAGACAGCCCGGAAAAAATCAAGAGCCTTGAGGGGATAACCGACAAATTAGACAACTTATACAGCCAACTAACTAACTCAGCAATAACAGGGGAAATCATTGAGACTAGCGCAAGCGCTACAACAGACTAAGCTTTTGCGGGGAAAGAAGAGCAAAAGCATAGAGGCAAGCCAATCATTAACTAGCCAAGCCTCTAAGACAAAGCATTTAAATAAAGAGTGCTTTAGCACGACAAGGTTAACCGAGTCAATCTCTTCCCCAACCATCACCAATCCTAGACAGACCTAGACAGACTAGGACAGTATAGGACAGACCAGGACAAGGGATAGCAATATAGATATAGATGGACAATGTAAGTCAATGGAATTGTTAATGTTAAGGCTCGCCGTCCCAGGCTTTTTCGGGGGTGGGGGTGGGGCCAAGGATAGGATAACCCGAGTCCAACTACGCCACAAAATTTTGACCAATTTAGATATATGTGTGTGATAAATGTCTGTAAATGGATAAAAAGATGGATAAGAATTAGACATATCCACCTAGTTCGAAAGAAGATACGAGAATTGGACTATAAGCTCTCCGTCGGAAGAGGGATTAGGAAATGATTGATTGTCTTGGAGCGGTGGAAGGAAATGACTTTTGACCCAGAATAACCTGCAGGAAAAGATATTCAAGTCGTTTGAGCAGAACCCTTTAGCCTGGGGTTTTTTCTATTTCAAGCATCATTTCAGAGGTCCTAGCCCTGCATTTCACCTAAAGCTGGTGCTGGAGTATTTAAAGAACGACCTCTTGGCTATTGCCGCACCCCGAGAGAGTGCCAAAAGCACGATCATAAACTTCATCATACCGACCCATGCGATCTGTTTCAAGCACCGGAGGTTTGCGATCATCGTCCAGTCCACCTATAATAAGGCGTGTTCAAGCCTTGAGACCATCAAGAAAGAGTTCAAGGAGAACCAAGACCTGATAAAGGACTACGGGATAGTCATTAGGAAAGATTCTGAGGGGGACGCTATATTTAGACACCCGGACGGGTTTGAGACCCAGATAATCTGTGCCGGACGTGAGCAGATACCTGCACTGAGAGGTAGAAAGAGCGGAGCGTGGAGACCTGACCTGATCATCTTAGATGACGTAGAGGACGACGAGATGGTCAAGAACCCCGACCGAAGGGTTGAGATGCAGAGATACTTTGACGACGTTCTCATGTTGTTGGGAGAGCGTAACAGGGTCAAGATCGTAGTCGTAGGCACGATTCTGCACGACGATTCCCAGATGGCAAAGCTCGTCAGCAAGACCGAATATCTGCAGTTCAGGAAGCTATTGTATCGTGGGCTGAACATAGTAGACGGCAAGAAAGTATCACTGTGGGATTATAAGTGGACAGTTGAGCAGTTGGACGAGATGGCTAAGAACGACCCTATTAAGTTCGCCAAGGAGATACAGAACGACCCATCGACAGGGCTTCTCCAGGACATCCAGAGGGAAGACTTTAGACGCTGGTATATCGAAGAGAGCCAATGCGTTCTTTTAGGGGAGAGCGGTCAGATTACCGCTAGATACGATATTCACGCCTGCAAAGCGGCAATAGCGTGTGATTTAGCCTGGGAAGAGAAGCGAGAGGACGACTATAGCGTTATCATGCCTGGGTTCTTAACTCCCCAGTCTGATATTCTGATAGACGACTACATCTTTGAGAAGGGTATGAAGCCGGACAGATTGTGCGAGATACTCTTTACCATGGAGAAACGGCTCAAGGGGTTGACTAGAACTCCAGTGCCGATCGGGTTCGAGAAAGCCAAGCTAGAGAAAGTCATGAAGCATCTGTTGAAACTTGAGATGCGACGCAGGAACTACTTCCTGTGGTTTAAGGACTTACAATGGGATACCGACAAGATTTCTAGGATTATCACCCGACTCCAGCCGAGATACAAACAACATATGATCTTTCACAAGGCTAACATGGGTGATTTAGAAAGCCAGCTTGTCAGGGTAAGGTCTGCAAAGCACGACGACCTTGCAGATGCCGCACAGGGATTGTGCCAGATACTCGAAGCACCCAAAGCAAAAGCAAGCGAGGATGTAGAGGACGACGCATTTAACTGGTGGCGTAAGCAAGCTATCGCAATCAAGAAACCAGACAAAAAACCGTTCGTGTTTGGCAATAAGAAACAGATTTATGGAATACCGCATAAGATTTCATACAGATAATTATTTTAAAATAGTTGTTGACATTTATGGAAAAGTGTGCATACAGTTAGACACTGTTTAGAAAATTAAACACTTTCGACGGAGGATATCAAATTGGCTAAGTTCCCAGATGAAAAGTTAGTGGCGTTAAAGAACGAAATAATCATGGCAGAAGCCATTAACCGTGAGGAGCTTTTGCCAATATGCACCGAATCGCTTCACAGATATATCGGTGATTTTGTTCCTCCGGTAGGGTTCGGATGGGATATTCTACTTAACGAAGTCTATCCGATAATCCAGAACAATCTTCCTTCTATCTTCTTCCGCAACCCAAGAGCATTTCTAAAGCCGAGGTCTAAGACATACATCGCAAAGAAGCTCAATCCGGTTACCGGACGCAAGGAAGATACAGTCATTGATTCTACCTTATCAGCCAGAACTCAGGAGCATATATTAAACTACAGCGTGTCTGAGATGGACTACAAGAAAGAAGCAAGGAAGACCCTGCTTGACGCACTTTTGTTCCCTTATGGGGTAATGTGGCACGGATATAAGGGTGATTTCGGTATGACTGAGGAGCAGTCCATCTTTATCAAGGACGAAAAGGTCTTTGTAAAGAGGATATCTCCTCTTCGCTTTATTCACGATCCAAAAGTAACCATATCTAACCTTGAGGAAGCTCGCTGGGTAGGACGGATTATCGACGTTCCGATAAACGAGATTATCGAGGACGACAAGTTAGACGTTGACAAGAAACTGATTAAAGGCTTTAAAGGGTTCGGCGAGAAAGTCGGCAAAGGTTCGGAGAGTAAAGTAAACATCGGCGGTAAGGACATTGTAACGCTCGGCAGTAACAAAAAAGCACTTCTTGACTATACCGCAAATGAATTTCAGGAATCCTCAGACGCAAGATTTGTAAGAGTTTACGAAATATTCCTCAGGCCTTCCAAGAAAGAAAAACGCAACGGAGATAACGGCTGGATTCTGCTTCTTACTGACGAGCAGAATAAACCCCTACGCCAAAGTCCATGGGGAATTAAGGCAGAGGGATTTCCGGCTCATATACTAGAGTTTAATGAGCTACCAGATAACCTATTCGGTCTTTGCGATGTTGATACCTATAAGCAGGTCGCAGACCAGAAGAACGCAATCATAAACTTACAGCTTAGGAACGCACAGGAGAACACAAAGGTATGGGTAGGTCTTTCTAAAGAAGGTGCAAACGAAGAAGACATTACCAAGATACAGCGTGGCGAGAACACTATTATAACCTTTGAAAGCGGCAATCCTAAAGACAGGATGTTCGTAGCTTCGGGCGGTGGACAGGCTTCGGGCGAACTTTACTTGATCGACCAGAGAATCCAGAAGAATCTCGAGGACAAGTCTGGGGTTACTGATTTAAAGCGAGGTTTCTTGCAGTCTGGCGAGGAGAGTGCGGCTTCGGTAAAGATTCGCAACGCAGGCGGTGCGGCAAGACCAGCCTACAGACAAGACTTAATGGCAGAGTTCCTTAAAAAGAGCTTTCATTATATAAATCAGTTAAATAAACAGTTCGTTCCTTACGATGACGCCGTAAGAATTGTCGGCAGTTTAGACTTGGAATGGTCGGACAAACCCAGCAAAGAAGACCTGCAGGCAGATACGGACGTTGAGATTGACGTTATCTCGATGCTTCCTGAGAACCCAGAGAAAGAAATTCAGGAAGTGAACTCTCTGTTGATAATGATGTTCAACGCCTTGCAGACACCTGAGATTAGAGAGAAACTCCTGCAAGAGGGCAAGACGATAAACCTTTCTCCGCTTATCGAGCAGTTGCTAATGAGGATGAAGATTAGGAATCCAGACGTGTTCAGGAACATCAAGCCTGAAGAAAGCGAAGGATACGTCAGCGTTAAGGAGATGAGAGAGGCAAACGAGAACGTAAATGCGGCGTTAATGGGTTCTCAAGTGCCTTTCCCACCGACCGAGAAGGACGACCACAGGGCAAAGATCGAAGTTTATATGTCGGTGCAGAAACTTTTACAAGCCGCAGGTCAAGTATCTGATACTTTAGAGCAGTTGATACAGGTTCAGTCTGCTCTTTTACAGAAAGTTATGGAAAAAGACGAAAACGTAGGTCAACAGATACAATTACCGAGACCAAAAGTAGAAATGATAGGAGGATAAGGTGCAATTTATAGCTATTGCGGAAGATATTCTGGTGAATCCTGAGAAGATTTCGACATTGACGATGAAAAAAGTCGATGGCAAGCAGAGAATTGTCGTTACTATGGACGATGGCAAGCAACATATCGTAGATAGAAACTTCGGAAGCGTTCATTCTGACTTAATTCGAGCTGGATATACTTCAACTGAGCAGTTCTGGGCTGGATAATGGCGTATTTGATTTCTATTTCCAGAAATGTATTGATAGACCCTGCAAAAGTATCTGCGGTTGAGGTAGATTGGTATGAACACACGGACAAAGGAGCATAATGGCGAACGTAATTACAAGGGAAGACCACAATTACAAGCATTTCAATCGGGCAATGGGAATTAAAATAGAATCCAAGGCTCACTACGAATACGAAATGAAGCGCAGGGGTATGGTTTCACAGGAAAAGGCAGACTATTTAGCACAGGTAGCACAAAACAAAGCCAATTCAGCACCAAAGAACGAGTTTTCGCCTGAAGCAAGAGCGATTATCCAAGCGGCGAAGGCATCAAAGGATAAAAAAGGCAGGGTCAGGTTAGGAGATAACACAATAGACGCAATGAAGAAGTTAGGAGTTGCAATCGGTAATCCGAACACTCCAAGAGAATCAATTCAAGGTGGTTTTTCAGTATAGACCAACGCCAACCAAAAGGAGCGAGTCATGGAAGAAGTAAAGGCAGTAGCAGTAGAAACAGCACCAGAAGTAAAGGCAGAAGTCAAGCCGGAATCAAAAGAACCTGACTTAATGACCAGGATTTCTCAGTTCAAAGTAACCGAGAAGAAAGCAGAACCGATAGAAAAAAGCGTTGAGGAGCATAAACTTGACGATAAATTCGATTATAGCAAGCTAAAGGAGATTAAAACCCC